AACAGTAGTTGCAGAACCAGTAGTGGTAGTGCTTGCTATCTTTTCATAGGTTGATGACATTATGCACCTTTAATTCCATATAGGGCGAATTGAGAATACTGTTCAAAATTATGTGCGCCATCTACTGTCAAGTCAATACTAGTTACAGCAACAGGCGTTGCATACCATAAAGCGGAAGATAAAGAAATAAATCCAGCACCATTATTATCTGTACCCGCTAATGAGCGAATAGTTTTATTTTTATTAGTTGATAGATAATCTAAAATATCTGCAACTACTACACCAAATTGGCTAGTGTAACCACTTGAAGGTACGCAGTTAATACCTAGTAATCCTTGTGTAGTGCTTGAAGTACCTAATGCGGCCGCACTTGCACCATCTCCATATAGTTGATGGTGAGCATAAGTAGTGCTACTTCCGTTTAGTTTTATTATTAAATCATTTCTAGCAGAACCAGCCCTAGCACTTTTAGTAATACCTCTAATTTGTAAATGCGTATAGGTAGAAGGTATTGAAGTAAAACTAACAGTTGCGCTTCCACCTGCACCAACAGTTACAGTAGCAATAGACTCATAACTATTAGTAGATGGAGCAACGCCAACGGATAAACTACCAAGGATTGTATTAAGCAATTCCGCCTACCACATACCAAGCATTAGCAGCTGTTTTGATACAGACCGCAGTTTTGTATTGGGCTAAGGTTGGTGAAGCAGCCACAGCACCAGCACTAAGTACTGTTGTAGTACCGCTAGTTACTGCACTAATTGTGCAAAGACCTACACCGATATTAAGTACTGTAATCGCTGTTCCTATTGCAAAGTTATATGTAGCATCTGTAGGTAACTTAAATGCAATAGCTGTAGCCTTATTCATTTGTACTAATTGTTGGTACTCATCACCACTAGCAGCTGTATAATCAGCGGTCTTAGCAGTCTGTACTTCAAAGGCTGGTAGTCCATTCCACATAGCGGATGTAACTACATCACCTGTTGCGCCTGGCCATGTTGACATTTTTTCTCCTTAGTAAGATAGAACCCCAGAACCTAATTCACTATAGCCAAGTATAAAGCCATCTATGACAGGTTCTAGCGTTGTAAAGGTTGTTTTCCAGCTATTTGGGGTGATATTCATTCTCACGCCAAAGATCTGCAAAGTTTTCTCTATAGTCGATCCACCAGGCTGGGTAGTAAGCACTGTGATCGGATCAAAGAAATCTAGGTCTAAAGCTGTTACTACACCTGCATCGTAATTAGGGGTGTATAGGTCTAGGACTATGGCATCGCATCGGATAGAGGTTTCAGCTCTACTAGCCACATAAGCCTGGGCATAATCTAAAGCTACTGAATCGCTTTCCATTAGTAGGCCATCTAAGAAATAACTGTGGAGAAAGTACTTATCTATGCTGGCTTGGTTTGTGGCTACCTGAGCAGTACCACCTAATCTAGTAATAGTGGCCTTATTAAATATAAGCACATCGTTTAATATCCAGGCTGCATCAAAGTAATCTATGCCAGTGCCATCATCTGCAAATAGTGTAGGCGTGGCAGCAATAGATGCGACAGTTACATCTCGATCTTGAAATACAAACGAGCCAGTAGCATCTACATATAATGCGCCATACTCTGATTCGGCAACAGTAGTTAAAGCTTGTAGGGCTGTGCGATTAGTGCCTGGGTCTGCCTGTAATGTAGTCAAGCCTGTATCTATATCACGCATAGAAATAGGCCAGTCAATTTCGTCCAATATCTCATTTACACGTAAGCCAGATAAATCGCCACTGCTAGCACCTGTAACTGTGCTGATCTGGGCTAACTGGGTTAATCTGAAAGCATCTACAGCTTGTATGGTAGTAGTAGCCACATCCTCTGATTCTTGTGGGTAGGTAGTGACATAGCTTGTAATAAACCCTGAAAATATAGGATAGGTAACGTTATTGTAGGTAGCAGTAATCTGCACCTTCTTCATAGGTGTTAAAAATGTGTAATAAGGGCTAGATGTATTCTGTGGGTTGAAGTCGCCATTCTGATCTGTTAAACGCAGAGTAAGTGAACCTGTTTGAAATTGATCGCTAAGAGCAGTACGGCCTCTGTTAGTTTCTACCCTGTTAATACGATTTGATACATCCACGATTACAGCTACAGAATCTGCCAATACGTTAGTACCTAAAATTCCAATATCTAACTGCATAGCCTGGGCAGTGGATGGGCCAGTGCTAAAGTTAATTATCGCATTAAGTGTAGGTACAGCCATGATTAAAGGCTTCCGTTTGCAGTAGTGCTATATCCGCTACGACCTGCTACCTGGATACTCTCAGCTATAAGTTGAGCAAACCTATCGCCAGTTTGTGCAGTATCTATAGTAATTTTTATATCTTGCTCTGTTACCCTCATGCCAGATAATGGATCGTATCTAAATCCTGTGGCTGCTAAATCTTGTGTAGTAGCCATTAAACTTGATAGTGGATCGTAAGGTGTTAATGCAGGTGGCATAAATGATCCACCACTAGATTTAGGCATACTAGTTCTACCTGCTAAACCAGATACGGCAGCTCCTATAGTTGCAAGGATATCTGCCTCTGTAGCTCTTAAACCGCTAAGTGGATTCCATACAGCTAATCTGTCAAATGCTGCTCTAGCACTATCGGCTGCTGCTGCTAATTTTTTTGCAGCTTCGGCTGCTGCTAATTCTTCTAATATCTTTTTAGCCAGCGCTTCATTATTATCTAAGATGGCTAACTGTGCTTTAATGCGTAATTTGGTTTCTTCATCTGTGGCTTCATTAAGTGCTTTTTGAAATCCTATACGCTCAACATCAAACTTAGCAGATAGTTCGTCTACTGCAGTCTTTTTCTTTAATTGTTCGTTTTCAAGTTTTCTAAACTTTGTACTATCTTTAATAGACTTAAGTTCGATTCTTGATGCACTGCGCCTTGCATTATCTGGTAATTCTTTACCACCAAAATCTCTAGTGGCTACACCTGCCGCAGCGCTACCACCAATAATAGCAAAGGCTGCTGCAACAGCTTTAGGGCTTTTACTGGCTATAGCCAAAGCCAATAGACCAGCTTTGAAAGATGGGTTACTTACTAGGTCATTAAAGCCACTTACTAATTTAGCCAATTCTCTAATTGCAAACGCTATATTATTGCCTAAGTTTTCAAAGTTGTCTGACAGATTCTCTATAGATTTATCTTTACTTAGAATAGTTAAAGCATCTACTAGTCCTGCGCCTATAGCCTTAGTAGCTTCATCTGAACTCTTTTTTAGCGCATCCATCTTGCCAGAGTAAGTATCTAACCTGGCCGATGCTTGACCTGAGAATTTCTTTTCAAGCTCTGCCATGATTTCATTCATATCGCCAGATTTAATTATGGATGCATCTATGCCTGTGTTTAATCCAGCCAGTGCTCTAGTTTGACCTCTTATACCAGCCGCCAATGCACCTACTACAGTATCTAGGCTTTGTCCAGTGCCAGCACTTATATTTAATGCAGCCTCTAGTGTTCTTTGTGATAAGGATACTGATCTAGTTAGGTTAAGAAAGGTTTGAAATGGTCTACGTAGGTCAGTTAATATCGCATAAGTTTTTTCTAGGCTTCTTATGTAATCTTCTACTTCATTAACTCTAAATGCATTACCTGTATTTTCTAGCTGTAGTGCAAGCGACTTGGCTGCTACTTCATCCTCGGCAAACGCTCTAACTGCCTTCTTACTAAATGCAACAATAGCGGTAGCGCTAAAGGTAACGCCAAAGGTACGTGCTAAACTTTTTAATTGCTTATCAAATACATTAACATCTTGCTTAGCCTTTTTAAGTGCCTTACCATTCCAGGTAGCGAGTGCGGATACGACTACATTGGCCACTATGCCACCTTCTTTAACTCTGTTGTATCGTTAAAGTAATCAGCTGTAGCAGTAATGGCTTTAAGAATAGAATCGTAAATCTTAGGGCTATCTTTAGCCCAGGCCTTATAGATCAAGCGGCCTTTAGTTTTAGCCCCGCCACTTCTAACATCTTTAATCTTTGGCTGTGATGTAAGCGGTGGCATATCTGTAACGAACTGATAGCCAGCAAATGGGTTATTAGAATTATATGATCGTGTAGATCGGCTTCTACTTTTAGCGCTACCAGACTTCTTAAATGCAACTGTGCCACCACCTTGATTAACAGATGTAAATGGCGCTCTACCCTGTGGGTTTAATCGGCCAGAGGTTTCGTAAATACGACCAGCTGCGCTTACGTTGTAGACATAATTCTCTACTTGAAAACCATTCTTAAATCTTCTATTTTGGCCTTCTTTGTAACCTATACCGCCTCTAACATTATTGTATTCGTATTTTGGAAATGGTCTGTAATCTACCTGTGAAGAGATTGGCTTAGACCAGCCAGATAGTACCTCTGTATTACTGGGTACATAACCTTTAGCAGTAGCTTCTACCTGGCGCATCATAGGATCTAAAACTGTTTTAATTCTGTCGTACATATCTTCATCAATAAAACTAAGGCCTTTCATTACATCTTTAACGCCTACGACCTCTGCTGGCATTTTTGATCTCCTTAGCTCTATCGGTTAATACTTGTACTATTGCCCGATACATTTCCGAGTCCATATTGATAAACTCGCTAGGCGGTATTCCAGTTTCTACGGACAGTTGTGCGATGCCGTAAAGGATAGAATCCCGCTGTGTTATTTTTTTTCTTCGTCTAATACCTCGACAGTTTCTAGGCTGTCTATAAACTCTGCATTAAATAAAGGTACTTGTGCACCTGATCTGCGCAAGCACTCCCAGGCTAACCAATAAATATGGGTTTGCTGTTCATGCTCACGCAGCATTTTGCTAATACCTGCATTGTATTTCAACTCGAAAGCGTATTCGACACCTGGTGTTATCTTGTGTTCTGTGATTTCACCAGTAGCCCTAGTAATCTTTAGCTTTGCCATTGTTACTCCCTAATTAGAACGCCACTGTAGGCGATACTGTGATTCCAGAGTTTACAGTAAATGTAACGCTAGATGTAGCAATTTCGGCTACTCCAGCTGATCCGATTGGTGTTAGGTTATTTACTAAGATTGAGAACTGGTAAGTAGGGTTAGCAGCTGATACAGCTGTTCCTTTTACTGTAATTACTGATACAGCTAGAGTCTTGCCAAATGCATCATTTAGAGTCTGGCTAATCTCAGTATTTGCCCAGTCGTTCATAAAGTCGATTGTAAATGTGCCTGATTGTAGACCTGCTACGAATCGGTGAGCGGTATCACCCATCGCAGTAATCTCTAGCTCATCTACGATTTGATTGATAACAGCGCTTGATACCAAGTCGCTAATATCGATTGAAGGTGTAGTAGGCGCTGCGTTGGTAGCCAACTTAACGCCGACGTTGTTATTTAAGTATATTGCCATTGTTACTCCTCGTCATTCTTGTTGGTTGCTGCTTTGCCTTTTGGTTCTTCTTTTATTTGGCCTGTCTTTATTAAGAAGGCTAAATCTTCTTCTTTGCTCATAATTAACTCCAGCTCGTTAGGATTGATACTGTTATTTCAGACACCAATAAATCGCCACTTTGAGCGCTTACGATTGCTGGAGCTGAAATGCTTGATATATTAAGTGTCAGCGCTGACGCTGCTAACTTTGTTACTACGGCTACTATGTAATCTTCCATACCAGCCAAATTACCCTGGTTATCTAACGCAGGTTTAGTGATTAAAATTCTAAAGTTTGCTAAAGGTAATACTGTTACATGATCGTTATTGCTCG